CAGGTCGACCGCCTCATCGACGAGCATGCAGCCGACCGCAATGCGTGGCTGGCTGAGATGCAGGAGTGTCGCGAGACCTCGGCCCGCATCGAGCGCAAGGTCGGTGGACTGTACGGCAAGCTCGACTCGATGGCCAACAAGTGAAGCCGGCGAAGGGCAAGGCCCGGGCCAAGACCTACACCGACAAGAAGACCGGGCGGAAGCGCAAGGTGTCCTACGGTCAGGCCGGTAAGGCGAAGGGCGGCGGCCCGAGGGTCAAGCCCGGCACCTCGAAAGGCGACGCCTACTGTGCCCGGTCTGCCGGCCAGATGAAGAAGTCGCCCGCGGCGGCAAAGAACCCCAACAGCCCGCTGCGGTTGTCGCGCAAGCGGTGGAAGTGCAGCGGCAAGAAGAGCAGGAGGTAGCCATGCCCAAGGGTCTGTACGCGAACATCAACAAGCGCAAGAAGGCGGGCACGTCGAGAAGCAAGAAGAACAGCACCATCTCGACGAAGACATACGCGAAGATGAAGGCGAAGAAGGGCGGCTTCAAGCCCAAGCGGAGGAAGAAGTGAAGGACAACGTACTGCGGTCTGCCCCCTCGGTTCCCGTCGGTCGGATTGTGCGCCTCGTTGCCAAGGCCATACGCCTGGGCCGAGGTGGCTACACCCGGGCCGAACTGCGCGAGCTGGCTGCTGACCTTCTCGACCTCGGCGCCACCGTGCTCGCCATTGCGGACACCGACGATGCCGCGTAGCACCATGCTCGGGCAGTGGTTTAGTCTGCGGGAGCTGACCCGCACGAGCACGGGGCTGCGCAACGTCCCCCCTGACGACGCCTACGCCAACCTGGGGCGGCTGGTCCACACCCTGCTCGACCCCCTGCGCAACGACCTCGGCCAGCCAGTGCGTGTGACCAGCGGCTACCGCAGCCCCTACGTCAACAAGGCAGTGGGTGGGTCGCGCACATCCAGGCACATGCTCGGGCTGGCGGCTGACATCAAGGTGCGGCGCATGTCGTCCTCAGCTTTGGCTGACCGCATCGAAGAGCTGCGTGAGCAGGGCGTCCTCGACTACGACCAGGTCATCGCCTATGCTCCGTCGAGGGGGGGGCACGTCCATGTCGGGTTGGCCCCCGAGGGTTCGACCCCCCGGAGGCAGATGCTATGGGCTCCCCGTGGTGGGGGCTACGAGCCGTACAGCTCCGACTAAAACGGGATGTCACCCTGCACGGGCTCGCGGTTCCACCCGTCGGGGCGAGACGCGCGGGGTGCCGGCTTGGGGCGCCGGTCCTGTTGCCCCTGAGCTTCGGGCTTCGGTCCACAGAAGCCCCAGTCGTGGACGTTGACTTCGAGGCTGCTGCCTTCGGTGCCGTCCTTCTTGCTGTACTTGCGCAGGCTTGGCTCTCCGGTGACAGTGACCCAGCTGCCTTTGCGCAGGTACTTGGCGGCATTCTCTCCACGCTTGCCCCAGATGGAGGCGCGCCACCAGGTGGTGAGCTTGTTGTCGCCGTAGCCGGTGTCGTTGGGGAGCGTGAGTTCGCAGATGCTTTTGCCGTGCGGGGTTTCGCGCAACTCAGGGTCGCGCGCCAGTCGGGCTGTGATTGTGATGTATGCAGGCATTGGTGTCCTCAGAGTAGGTAGTCTGGAAGGTCCAGGCTTTGGTGGGAAGCGCGACCAGGCCACGCTTGGTTGTCCTCGCAGTCGACAAGACGGTCGAGGAGTGAGCGGTGAAGGATGAAGCCGGCGTCGAGGGTGGCTCCGCCCCACTCTACGACAGACACGTCGTGCGGGGCTGCGGCCTCGGCCACGACGGTGAAGGCCCGGTATCGCACCTCGTCGAGCTTGATGCCGAAGTGTCGGGCGGCACCCTGCAGGTAGTGGGCGAACTGGAGGTGCCAGCCCGAGCGTCCTGCTGTCGTGCGGATGTGGTGGGTGTCGGTCGACCGTGTGGTCTTAAGGTCCGCGATGATGAGCCCTTGCTCGGGGCTGTAGTGGATGATGTCTGCCTTGCCCTTGCAAGCGCCGGCCTTGCTGTCGTCCCACACCAGCACTTGCTCAGTCGAGGTGCCGGGCAGCCCCAACATCCACTGCACCCACTCGTGGTCATTGACCGCCTCGGAAACCGCCACGGCTTGCTCGTGCTCGGCTTCGGAGAGGATTGACTTGCGCTCGTTCTCAGCCAGGAACTCCTGGTACTTTTTCGTGCGCTTGTCGCGGCGCATGGAACAGACGGCGTACTCCTCATCGAACATGAAGGGCTCAAGCACCAGGGTGTGGATGGCCCGGTACACTGCCAGCTTCTCGCTCAGTCCCGGCTCGTCGCCCACCTCCACCTTGTGCCGGAAGTGTAGCGGGCTGGATCGCATGTGCTTGAGGTTGCTGTAGTTGATGGCGGGCAGCAGCCGGTACTCGGCTTCTGTCATTGTTGTTGTGTCCATGTGTCCTACTCCTGGGCTGTGTAGATGATGTGCGCGCAGGCCAGCCCAAGTGCCTGCCACGCGTGGGAAGAGACGCCGTACAGCGGGCCGGGGCTGGCCTTCTTGCCGATGGCTGTCGCCTTGTCGCCGCCGTGCATCTCGATGCAGGCCATGCGAACGAGGCTGTCTTTGTTGCCCTTGCGGGCGCAGTTGAGTGCTTGGAGAACTTGGCGTCGGTAGTACAGGTGGAGGTCGATGCCGTAGCGGTGGCACATCTCCTGAATGCGGCCGACCACCTCGGTCGTCAGCACCACCTGCGTCGAGGGGGGGCCAGCCTGCGTGCGTTCACACACGACGGTCAGCTCTTCGCACGCGCGCCACTGAATGCACTCGCGCACATCGTCCAGGGTCGCGGCCTTCTCGGCGCGCAGGATGTTGCCCTCGTCGTACACCACCAGCCCCGAGGTGCGTGGGCCTGGGTCAATCGCGACGATCATTGGGCACCTCTCGTTCGCGTTGCAGTTGTGCGACCCGTGACATCTCAGGCATCTGAGCCCACGAGCGACGGTAGTAGTTGGCCTCCTTCTCGACGGTCATCGTCAGCGCAAGGCCGGGCCACAGCAGGCGGGCGAGCTTCAGCTCGAAAGCCGACAGGCCCGACAGTCGGAGGAGCTTGTCGTCCCGGCTCATCCCTCACCTCCAGGCCACTTGCCGAGGGAGGCGGCGGCGGCGATGCACGCGCGTCCGAGAGACTCACCCACATGGTTGAGGTGCCCGGTCCCATGAGTTTCGGGCGGCCCGTTCACCCAGAATGACCACTCGCCCACATAGTCTAAGTCTATGCGCCAACGCTCATCCCCGATGAGCCGCAACAGCCACCCCTCCCAGGCCCAGTGATCGGGGTCGGGAATGGCTCGAATCCTCGACCACCGCGCGACTGGGCTGATGTCGTCCGTGTAGCGCCACTCCCCTTCAAGCCACACGTACCCCGGCAGCGAAGGGCAAAAGGACAAAAGGACAGAACACGTCCAGGGCCAGCGCCAGTCGGGAATCCGAGTGGCGAACGCCCCCCATTCCTCGGCGGGTGCGTCGGGTGCGGGCGGTTCGATTGCGGTCATTGGGAAGCCTTCCCAAACGAATAGCCGAGCATGTAGCCGAGCATGAATGCACACACTGACCCGATGAGAAAGGCGCTCACGCGACCTCCCACGTGGTCACCAGGCGAAACCCAAAGGCCTCTTCAAACTGGCGCATCTTCCGCCGGCTTGGGTGCGCTTGACCGGTTGCCCACTTGGACAAGTTTGAGTGATGGCAAAGGCCAAGGCGGCGGCCTTCGTCGACCACCTTGGTGAAGGTGCCCCGGGCTTCAGGGTCGAGACCCAGACGAGCGCAGACGGCTCGGAACATGACTTGTCCGGGGCTCATGCGACCTCCCCGTGTTCAGCCATGCACGACCACCAGCCATCCTCGGAGCCCTTGCGGAGGCCTGCCTCGTAGCTGCAACGGCCGAGGGCGAGGGTAAGGATGAGAAGGGCAACGTGTGACCGGGTCACTTTGCACCCCCGTCGGCCTTGAGGCTGTCCATCAGCCGGCGGGTGGTCTCATCGCTGATGTCGGCAGACAGCCAGTTGCCAACCTCCACAGACCAGTTCGCGAGACCATGAAGCAGGGTGGTCGAGCCGAGTGCTCCCGAACTGATGCAGACCAAGAAGTCCCCTGACGACCCTGTCAGAAAGCTATGCACCCTGCCGCGTCGCGAGCGGCCATGGTCTATGACCATCATGCCGGGCAGCCACGGGCTTTTGTGCTTTACGTAGTCACTCATCCCTCACCCCCAGCCAATGCGTTGTCGATGGCCCACTGCTGCACGGTGTTCGCACCGCCCTTGCTCAGCCATGCGAGCAGCTGCTGCTGCCGTCCACGGTTGTAGCGGGCGGGGTCGCCTCGACCGTGGGCGTCGCACCACGCGAACAGCTCCTCGTAGGTGACGTCGTGGCTTGTGACCTGACGGGCAAGCTCGTCGTAGTCGAGCGGCTTGGCGGCCGGCTGGGCAGGGGCCGCGGGCTGTCGGCGCTGCTGGATGTGTGCGACCTGGTTGCCGTCGTCGTCGTCCTGCACGAGGCAGGCGACCGAGGCCAAGCTGTAGCGTCGCAGGTAGCTGACGCACGAGCCGAAGGCGTGGCTGTCCGCCTTCTTGCCGATGGGGACCGAGGCGACCGACCGGGTCCACTGCCCCGAGGCGTGGCCAATGACGGTGGTGAGGCTGACCATGCCGTCGTCGAAGTGCGGGTGCTGCTGGATGGACAGCCCGTGCTCGGCAAAGACTGGGCGTACTGCCTCGATAACCGAGGTGAGTGTGGCGTAGCGGGAGCGGTAGTGCGGGTTCTTGCCGTCCTTGTCGGCCCGACCCAGCATTGACTGGGCGGTGGCAAGTGCTTTGTACAGCTCGTTCACGTTGTCGGATTGTTCAAACAGTTCCATGATGTGTCCTCTTGTTGTTGTCAGCGTGCGATGTCGTCGGACCAGTGGCCCACGACCGCTTGAATAGTGGCCGAGGTGCGGGTGAGTCCTTGGATGGACAGCAGCCCGTTGTCGTTGTGGCGGTGTTCGCCTTCGGTGAAGTAGGTCGTGACCCCGTGGGACCTAAGCCGCTGGAAGCCTGCGCTCTGGAGTGCAGCGGACAGCTTCCGACCGGCCCGGTACATGTCGATGCGCTCATCGATCGCCTTGGCAAACTGTCCGACGGTGAAGCCGTTCTTGCGGCCCCCCCCGTTGGCAGCAGCAACGACGTGCGCGCACTGCGTGTACCAGTCGTGGTAGCGAAAGTCGTTGTTGGCGACAGCGCGCTGCGCATCCTGCGCACGGTCGAGCCACCACGCCTCGCCCGACTTGAAGGCCACGACCGCCTCGCCCCACAGTTGGTCACGCCACTGCCGCAGCCAGTCGAGGTTGGCGTGCTTGCGGTCGGGAACCCTCACGCACCACCAGCGCCTGTCGCCCGAGGGGTCGCGCAGGGTGGACACCTCGTTGGAGGTAGAGACGATGACGGTGTGCCGCTTGAAGGTCTCGACCTTGCGCCCGAAGGGCTTGCGGAACCGGTCCTCCTGGCTGCTCATGAACGCCTTGTGCGCTTGGTAGTGGTTGCCGGAAAGGCTGGCTGCCTCTTGGTCCTCGAATATAAGGCAGCTATACAGCGTCATATAGCTGTCCTTATCCTTCAGGTTGATGCGGCTATCGGTAAACAGGCCGGGCAGCCCCTCGATGTCGACCCACGCCCGGAACACGGTGCTTTTCCCGAACCCCTGAGCCCCAACTAACTGGAGGCTACAATCGTTCTTCGAACCCGGCAGGTACAGCCGAGCCATCACACCGATGAGCCACTTCCGCGAGTAGGTCCGGTGCAGCTCACTGTCCTCGACGTGGCACACCTCGGTCAGCCAGCGGTCCATGCGAGGCACGCCGTCCCACACCAGCCCATCCATGTAGTCGCGCACGGGGTTGCGGGTGTTCTCCTTGCAGATGTACTCCATGATGCTGAAGACCTGGTCCTTCCCGGGCCGCCAGTTCCACTGGTAGACCAGCTCCATGTGCGACAGCACTCGAATCCAATCCGTGTCTGCCAGCTGCCGGCTACCGTCCATCTCCCGCTCGCTGAAGCTGTCGTACCAGAGGCTGAATTGCTCGTCGTCTCGGAACATGCGCAGCAGGTTGGTGATGGTCTTCAGGATGGGGCCGGGCACACCCTTCTTGTCGGGGCCTCGCACGAGGTCAGCCCGACCCAGCCGAGCCGGGGCCGTGTACGTGTTCCAGTACGTCGTGTCGGTCGGGCCGCTGTAGTAGCGCACCCTCCCATCAGGTTCGCAGGCAAAGAAACCTGACCCCACGGTCGATCCGCCAAACGGACACACAACCTTCAGGCGGTCGCCGGGGGCCAAGTTCAATGCAATCTGCTGCCAGCCTCGACCGTCGGGCAGGGACATCGAGCGGAAGTCCGCGTCGATGGACCGCGACTGCTTGGGTCGGGCGGGCGAGGGTACGTCGACACCCGTGGGTGCCTCGTTGTTGGGGAGCTGTGCTTGCCGCACGTACTCCCGCTGGAGGTACAGCAGCGCCTCCTGGTCGAGGGCTGTCGGGCTGGACGCCACAACCTCGACGTTGCGGTGCTGCTCGGGGCACTTGGTGTTCAGGGTCCCGGGCATACGGGCGAGCCGGGCGCCGACATCGTGGGTCGGGTCGAAGGCGCAGTCGTACAGCAGGGGCGGCGTCATGGTTCGAGCACGGTCAGCAGCCCGACGGTTGGCCTCGTCGATGATGGCGGCAGCGATGCCACGCAGGGCGACCTTCTCGGCCTGCATCTCGTGGGCGATGGCGTAGTGAGCGTGGTAGCCCCAGCCCGAGTCGATGACCAGGGTTGGGGGCTGGCCCACCACGTCCTCGATGATGCCCAGGAACTCGTTGCGCATCAGCCTGCGGAACGCAGCCACAACCGCGGGCTTCTCGGCGTACAGCTTGGCCTTGCGGTCAGCCACCTTGGTCTCGAGCACGGTGCCACGAGCCACACGCGCGGCATCGTACAGCCCGAGCAGATCGATGTCGAAGAACAGGGACGTGACCCTGCGCACATTCTCCATCGTGCGGCCACGACCGCGAGCGTCCACCTGGTTGGGGCGGAACAGCCCGGTCGAGATGTAGGTGCCACCCGTCAGGGTCTGCTGCACGTAGGTCAGGTCGGGCGGGGCGGTCGGCCACACCCGCGCAACTCGGCTGTCTTGATTCACTTCGCGCTCCATTCCACAGCCGCGGTCGGAACCACAACCTCGGGCGCAGGCGGGGCGGCCAGGTCCAGGGTCGGGTCGGTCGAGAGTAGCCGGGCGATGTCAGCTCGTACCATAGGACGCACAACAGTATCGAGGTACGCGCCGATCGTGGGGCACTGGTGGAGGGCTGCAGCGGTGCGTAGCAGCTGAGCGAGGGAAGCAGGGATGCGAGGACGGACGTCAGATGTGGACATGGTGTGTGCTCCGGTTGCGCTCGACGCGCGTTGCAAGTTCAATCAACCACGAGGCGAATGCTGGTGGTGTCAGGTGTCGTTGGCTCTTTGGGATGTGTCGGCCACGGGCAGCAGCCCGCGCCTGTGGTGTCTTCGATGGTGCGATGACGTGTGTAGGCTCTCGGGCTGGAGGGATGGGGGGCAGTTCGTGCGGGGCCACACCCGCGATGTACAGCCACGTCTTCTTGCGGGCCGGGTGTCCCCAGTCGCACTGGTTGACCTCCAGTGTCCAGCCCCCGTGGCTGTCGGGCAGTTCGCCCGGGCGGGGTAGTCCGCATTCAATCCACAACCGCGAGCGGGCAGGATGTTCGAGCACACCTCCGAACGCCCGCACTTGAGCGACCGCGCGAGGACCGCAGGACTTGCGGTCGGCATCGGGTAGCGACCAGTGTGCGAAGCTGCCCCAGTCCTTGCAAGGAGGGTGAGCGACAACCGCGAGCGGGCCGTCATACGTGCGCGCGTCGTGCTCGGCGTCCATTGCAGACGTAAGGGCCTGGCCCACATGCACCGGGTAGGGTCCGCGCGTGCTGTCGATGTACAAAGCTACTGGCACGACGACCTCCAGAACTCTTGGGTGAGCTGGTCAAGCTCGGACGGTGTCAGGTTCTCACACGCGGTCGACCATGCGCGCGGAGGAGTCCAGCGAAAGCGAGCGCGACCGGACATGGCAAGCCAGCGCACGCCGGTAGCCGTGCGGCCCGAGAGGCGAACAGGAAGCCAGCCAGCCACGACTGGACCGACGAAGAGGTAGCCGGCAGAAGCCCGCCGCCCGACCAGCTGGTTCAGACGACGGGCCGCACGGGCGTGGCTGTTCAGCAAGGCAGCGACATCAGGAAGAAGATGAAAGCGCCGAGCACGATAGCCCCGCACGCGCTCTCGATGAAGTCTCGTTCGTGGCGGTTCATGCTGCGTTCCCACGGTCGGAGGGGAAGCGAGTCAGGTACTCGCACGCCATGGCGAGAAGACGTTCTACCGACACGACGGCCGGAGCTTCTGGACCGGCGGCGTGCAGTGCTTCGCGGGCGTTCTCATCCCAGCGAAAGCGACCACCGGATACCGGGGTTTCGTCGCAGTGAATCTCCCACCGGTCGAGTAAGTCGAGAAGAAGCGCCGAGCGCAGTTCTGCCGGGGTATTCCAAGGGGTGTTCATGTGTGTCCTTTGGTTAGGGTAGGACGTCCCTGGATGGGACGTTTCGGTCTTCCGACCTCGTCAGCTACCCGCGCCTGCGTTCACCCTCCCAGACCTGCCCCGAGCCTATGCAGGTCTCCCAGCAAATCTCGCACGTCCAGTACCCTCCCGGGTCGTACGGGCTGAGTGGTGTCAGCCACCCGAGAAGCTCAAGGGTTCCACCGATGCGCGCGTGGTTCTCGTCGGCCATCTCGGGCTGTGCGTCCAAGTGGGTCCAGTCGTCATTGGCGACGCCAGCGCTGCAACAGTCACACAATGCATACTGAACGTGGGTATCGGTGTGCCGGAGATTGAAGGCAAGCGCGGTCATTGCACACCCCCCATAGAGATAGCCACCCAGCAAGGCAGGCGGTGGCTGCCGCTCTTTTGCTGGCCTGAGTACGCCAGGACCCAAGGGCCAGACCACCAAGTGGACGCGCCAACAGCCTCCACGATACGAGACACGTAGGCTTCAAGAGCCTCGTTAGGTGTTGTGCTAGAGGCGTTAACCTTCATGGGGTTGAAGGCAGCACAGCCGAAACGCTTGCCACCTCCATGCGCCGCGAGCTGTACCCGGTAGAACTTGTTGCCGTTGCGATCGTACCGCAGACGGATGGAGATGGAAACGCAGGGGGCGCCTTTGATCTCGACGGCTTCCATCACGCACCCCGGAGCGTAGAAGGTTCGGGCGCAAGGATGCCGTAGCCACCCCAATCCGTAGCCATGCCCTCAGGGATGGTGACTGCATCGTTGCACAGCTTCAAAGCGTACCCGCGGGGGTCTCCATTGCAGAAGAATCCGTCAACGGGTAGCACTCGACCGAACAAATTCATCACCTGGTTCTCGGCAACGCGTTCCAGCTCGGCGTAACGGGATGCACCGCGCGGAGTGCAGGCATCTTCTGCAGCCCGTGACATGCGGCACTCGATGCGACGAAGGGCGCGGTAGATGCGGGCTCCGTCGGCCGTGTCTGGGTTGCGGTGCAGTGATGCAAGGGAGGCAAATTGCTGGTTCTTGGTAGGCATTGTGTGTCCTCTTGTGAGAGTAGGACGTCCCGTGTGGGACGTTTCGACCTTCCGGTCTCGTCAGCTACTCAGGATCGCAAGGCGTGCTCCACTGTCACCTCGTCGCAGATGCGGACGGTAAGGCCAAGGCGTGCAGCTGCATCCAGCTGGCATGTGGTGGGGCGCTCATCTGGCCAAACGTCGGCATGCCAGACACCGGAACCGCAGCCAAGGATACCGACGAGTCGGCAGGGTGTGCCGTTCAGAAACCATGCCCCGTCAGGGTGGGCGAGCGCCGCCCACTGGTGGCTGTTGCTGTGGCGACTGTGTGTTGTGGCGAGGGTCATTGTGTGTCCTGGGTTGGCTGGGTCGCTGGGTGCCGTTGGGTCGGTTGGTACGGCTGGCACCAGTGGTGTAGCATGTACCGCTGGGTGGTGGGAAGGTTTTTCTGAGACTGTTTGGGGTGGGTGTCCTGCTCGCCCGTGCTGGTCGTGCTTCTCGCCAAAACCTACCCGTCAGTAGGTGAACCAGGTGGGTGCAGGGTGCGGGGTGCCTTGGACTTTTCGCCCCCTTCACCTCTCGGAATGAATGCCATTCATTCTGTGTAGTGATTACTCCACTAATATCTAATGTACCCTGCACCCTGCACCCGAAAGGGGAGAAGCCCCATGACCAGCACCTTCTCAAGGTGCAGGGTAGCCCGTAGACCCTGCACCCGTAGCGAGAAGGTGCGCCAGCACGTCAATCACGTGCCTACGCGGGCGCGCGTTACGCGGGTGGGTGCGCGGGCGCGTGCGTGCAGGCGCGGGTGCGGGTGCGACCCAGGAGGGGGGACCCCCCGGATGCCGGGTCCCTCGCTACCACCCCTTGGGAGCCCAATCCAAGTGCGCGTGTGTTACAAATAAGTTGGAGGCCACATGTCACCCCAAGAGATCGACACCGCACTACTCAAGCTCGCCCCCGACGCCATCGCCTGCATCGAGCGCACCCTCCGGGGGACGATGAAGGTCAACCAGGCCATCACTGCCACAGCGTGGAAGGTACTCGACCTCGCACGCAAAGCGGGCAGTCTGGACGAGGACAAGGTGGACGAGCAGAAGCTCGATGACCTTGCGAACGTGTTGCAGCTCGTACAGAAGTGACCGAGCCCTACGTCCCCGACACAGTCCCGGCGCACCTTCGGGAAGATGTCGCGTCCCTGCTCGGCAACCGCTCGCACTTCTGTCAGATGCTCCGCATCAAGCACAAGCAGCTTCAGAAGTTCGTTCCCTTCGAGCCGAATGCTGCGCAGCGCCGGTTGTGGGAGCTGATGGACGAGACGAACCGGGTCATTGTTATCAAGGCTCGGCAGGTCGGCATCTCGACGGCAGTGCGTGCCTGGCAGTTCCACCGGTCGTACACCAGCCCCAACCCGCTGACGTATGCGGTGTTGAGCTTCCACGAGCGGTCAGCCCGGAACCTACGCCGGATGGATCGTCGGTGGTTGCACGAGCTGCCTTCGGCACTGCACCGCCAGCTCGCGGTCGACAGTGCGGAGGACACGATCTTCAACGACACCCTCGCCGGCTTCTCCAGCTTCACGACGGGCGGTCGGGGCGGCACGCGCTCGTTCGAGTTCAGCGGGGCGCACTTGTCGGAGTTCGCGTTCTACACGGACGCGGGCGAGGTGCTTGCGCAGTCGATGTCGACGGTCGGCAACGGGCCGCTCATCATCGAGTCCACGGTCAACGCACCAGGCGACGACTTCCACCGCCTCATCGAGGGGGCTCCCGACAACGGCTGGACTGTGTTCACGTACTGGTGGTGGCAGCACGAGCCGTACCGTGACGAGCGCATCCCCGAGGACTTCGAGCGCAACCTTGAAGAAGAAGATCTGTCGGAGCGGTACGGTCTGGACGACGCGCAGTTGTGGTGGCGCCGTCAGCAGGTCGCCTCGCTCGGCACGCACAAGTTCAAGCGCGAGTACCCGGGCTGCTTGGACGACGCGTTTCTGACTCGAGAGTCGACGTACTTCAACCCGCGAGACCTCGACCAGATCGATATGGTGTGGTTCGACTCTCCTGCGCGGGAGTTCGAGGAGCCCCAGGATGAGTGCGGGTACGTCATGGGGGTCGACGTCGCGGCCGGCGTGGGTCAGGACTACTCGGCGCTTTCGATCGTGTCGCTGACGAACATGCAGCCGGTGTACTTGGAGCGGTCCAACCAGATGTCGCCCGTGGACTGGGCTGCCAAGGTCGCCATTCTCGCTCGCCGGTACAACAGCGCGCTCGTGCTGTGCGAGGCAAACAACCATGGCTACGTCGTTCTCAACGAGCTTCACCGGCTGAGGTACAAGCGGTTGTGGAAGAATGCCCGCGGCAAGCCCTGGATCACAACGGTGCGGAGCAAGCTCGACGCCTTCGAGTGCCTCCGGGAGCATGTGAAGGCGGGGATCATCTTCAGGCTCGACCAGTCAACCTTACAGGAGTTGCGCGGGCTGGAGGTTCGGAAGGTGACGCCACAAGCCCCCACTGGGCTGCACGACGACCTTGCCGTGTCCCTCGCGCTCGCCTATCGTTGTGTCCGTAGTGCCCCGCTCTCGCACCGTCGCGACTCCAAAGCGGGCTACATGGAGGACTTCATCCGTGAGCGCAAGGTCGCTCGGATCAAGTCCCAGGCGCTCCCATGGAGAACCAGCACATGATGACCCCCCAGATGGTACGCCGCATCTACTCCGACCACGAAGCGTACTGGCGCGATCGGCGCCCGGAGATGCGCCGGCTGCGAAACGCGTACCTGATGCGGTACTGGCAGCGGAACATGTCCTACGACGCGGACCTGCTCATTGAGACCTCGCGGGCTTACGAGCTGATTGAGTCGTTCGTGGCCTCGTTGTTCGTTCGCGACCCGGCGGTGGTGCTCAAGCCAGACCTTCGAGGTCACGGCGACCCGGAGCTGACGCAGGAGGTGGTGAACGCTTGGCTGCTGGATGCTCGCCGCGAGCTGGAGGACGCGCTTCGCCAGTCTCTCATCTACCCCTGGGCTGCGATCAAGCTCAGTCCGAACAGCGCAAAGGACCCGCTGCGACGCGTGCAACTAACGCCTGTCGGCCCTTGGGACGTGATTGTGGATGAGGCGGCCGGCAGTTGGCAGACGCAGCGGTACGTCGGCCACCGGTATTACGTCCCGATCGAGGACGCGCGAGCCCGGTACGGCGACAAAGACTACTCCAAGCGGACGTTCAAGCGGTACATCGACTACCAAGACGACGACGACGACGCGCCGGCCTTGCGCCGAGACGAAGACCCCATCTCCAGGGCGGTCGACGACTACGTGCTGGTGGTCGAGTTCTACGACTTGACCGACGACCGATTGCTGGTGTGGTCTCCAGACTACGCCGAGGGCAAGGAGTTCCTGTTCGACGGCATCGACATGAATGTCGGGGCTGAGGGTGTCGGTGAGAAGTTCGACGGCATCCCGTTTCGCACGGTAAGCGACCGGCCGATCATCCCGATTGTCCCGATCTACATGTCGCGCGAGCCCGACGAGCCCCTTCGAGGGTACTCAGCCCTTCGCCGGGTCTACGACCAGGTGGTTGAGGTCAACACGATTCGCACGTTCCAGGCCAACGGCATCCGGCGGGCTGCTCGGCAGTGGATGGTTGAGAAGGGTGTGCTGGACCCGGAGGCGATGAGTAAGATCGCCCAAGGCCAGGACGGCGAGTTCATCGAGATCGAGCTGTCGCAGGGGCAGGACTTGCGCAGGATGATTGCTCCGGTGCCTCACAATCCAGTTCCCCCCGAGCTGCAGCGGTACACCGAGCAGGTCGACGACGACTTTGCGCGCGGCAGCATCATGGCGCCCTTCACTCGGGGCGAGGCGACCAAGGCAACGGCGACGGAGATCACCGCCCTGGCGGCTTACTCGGCATCAGAGATCGGCCGGATGGCTAGAGAGCGCGATGCCGCGATTTCTCAGGTGGCCCAGTCCTATGCCATCATGCTGTCGACGCTGCTGGGGGACGATCGTGAGATGATCCGGCTCAACAACAGGGTCGAAGTGCTCACCAGCGACGACCTCAAGGGCGACTTCGGCTACTTCGCGGAGGACTCAGGCGCGACTCCGATGACCGAGGCGGTGCGAAAGCAGGAGCTGATGAACCTGATTCCGGTGCTGCAGGCCCTCGGGACGCCCAACGAGGTGATTCTGAAGAATGTCGTGCGCGTCTACGGGCTGTCGGAGGACTTCCTGCCGGCGCCGCAGCCTGCAGCCCCTGCTGCCCCGCCCCCACCAGGCCCCGGAGCGCCCCCACCAGGCGGGGTGGGTGTCGGCGTGGGTGAGATTCCGCAGCCCGGGTCGGTTCGGGCGATGCTTCCTGACGGAGATGTAATCTGATGCCACTGTACGAGTACAGCTGCCGCCGTTCAGGCTACCGAGTCGAGGTTTTGCGCTCCTACGAGGAGCGCAAACTATGCCCGTGCGGCTGTGAGGCCCCGAGGCTTGTCTCCGCACCGGCAAAGACCGCCCTTAAGTGGGGTGATACGGCGTGGGAGGGACGGTACGACCGGGGCTTGGGCACAACTTACCGCAGTAGAGCCCACAGAAACCAACTTATGGCCGAACGCGGGCTCCGAGAGTGCGAGCCAGGCGAGGTAGAGGCCGAACAGCGGCGCGTTTCGCGCGAACATGCCCAACACGAGACGAATATCCAGACCTACCAGCGCGTGTTGGAGGATACTGGCTGCACGGGCATGGCAATGGCCCAGACTTTCCCGAATCCCGAGGTGTGAGATGGCAATGCCGACTGAAATGGACGAAATGTCCGACATGGGCGCAATGGCTGGCGAAATGCAGGCCGCAGGCGACGAGATGCAGTCCATGCTGGACGCCGAGCTGCCTTCTATCCGAGGGATGTTCAGCGAGACGGCGATGAACGCGCTTGTGGACGCGACGAACGCTGCTCTGGAGGCGTCGGGCTTCGAGGGGGACTACCCTGAGTTCACCGAGGACGTGACGGAGTTCCCGGGCGAGTTTCTGCGGGTGCTGGCGATGCTTGCTGACGCGGGCGAGGAAGCTGGGGCTGCTGTTGACCTCAGCATGGACGGCATCGAGGACGATCGGGACGTTGCCATGCTTGCGTCGCAGGTCAAGCAGCTTGCGAGCGACGAGCGGTTCACATCAATGATGACTGCGGCCCCCGAGGTCGAGGCGTCCGTCACGGTTGCACCGGGCGGGCAGGTTGAAGAAGAAGCCCTAATGATGGAGAGGATGTAATGGAAGTACAAGCAGCAGCACCCGCGATGGACACGGCGGCGGACACGGCTCCTGCTGAAAGCGCGCCAGCGCCGGAAGCGAAAGACGAAGTGGCGGCAGCCACGCCCGATGATGCTGGTCGTCGGAACCCAAGAGGCGACAAGTACAAGGAAGAGGTCAACACTCTCCTGTCCGCCTACGAGACCAAGCAAGCGCGGCTCGCGTCGGAGCGTCGGGAGGCGGCGGCTCGTGCTCCCAAGCCTGAGTTGGAGGGTTTGCGTGAGGGTGAGTCGTGGGACAACATCTACTCAAAGCAAACGCCGGAAGCGCAGCGCGCAATGGCTGAGATGCGCAAGGCTTTTACCCGGAAGTCGCAGGACTTGGCCGCGGAGAAGCGGAAGGTCGAGGCTCAGAACCGTGCGCTCATGGAGAGCGGCATCGTCGACCAGCTGGCGGCCGAGGCCGGCAAGGTGCCGGATGACTTCGACCCGTTCAACCCTGACCACCTGATGCAAGTGATCGAGTCGAAGGTTGCGTCTCGGTTGAAGCAAGTGCTTGAGCCGATGCACAAGCAGCATCAGCAGCACGAGTCGCGTGCTCGGTACGAGAACTTCAAGGCTGAGCATCCCGACCTGGTCAGCGACAGTGCGATCAAGTCGGGAGTTTACGCGGCGCTTCAGAAGGACCCAAGCCTGAAGCTGGAGTCAGCGTACTGGATGGTCAAGGGCAAGGCGTTGGCCCACCAGCAGCGAGAGTCAGCAGACCGGGCCGAGGTCCGCCGCCGTGCCCACCAGCGGGCTGCCAAGGTTACGGGCCGCGGGGGGCGCCCTGGCAAGCAAGTGTTGACTGCTGAGATGGCCGACGGCAACGCATGGGACATCTACAACCGTCTCTTGAAAGCGCGCGCGTAGTGAGGTAGTTTGGCTGTACTGCCGGTGAACCCCTCGGGACACGTCGCCGGCACGGCCCCGCCTGTCTGTCGGATACGCCCCTTCATCGCATCCATCATTCGAGAAGTTCATTGCCTACCACTACTGGCGTACAGAACGACATTCTCGCGTCTACACTGCGAATCCTTCGGGACAAGTACGTGGACAACACGTTCAAGATCATCCCGCTCTTGGACGCGATTCAGACGCTTGGCAATGTCGAAGATGTCGACGGCGGCTCGTACATCGACAGCCCTGTCATTCTCACCGATCACTCCTCTATCACGCAGCTTTCGACAGGCTACGAGGCAGTCAGCCTTGCCGTGAAGGACCCACTGCGCACGGCCACCTACTCGTGGTGTGACGCTGTCGCACCGGTGGTGATCACTCGCAAGGAGGAGCTGTCCAACAAGGGGCCTCGCGCCGTCATTCGCATCGCCGAGGCTCGGCTGAAGCAGACGATGGGCATGTTCAAGCGTGAGATCGAGAAGCAGCTCATCCGCGGCAACTCGACCATCCTGACCGACCTTCAGACCCTCAACGGTCTGGACGGCACCGCCAACGGCGACACCGGTTGGTTCGAGGGCAATGCTGCATTCGGTGCTCAGACGAACAGCGTCGGCGGCATCTCGAAGGGTGGCTTCCCGAAGTCCTGGCAGAACCAGGTGCAGAACGGCAGCTTCGCAGCCAACGGGCTGAAGAAAATGCAGGCCATGCTGATCGACTGCCAGCAGTTCGCCCCCGAGGGAGATGTAGACATTATCCTCGCCAGCCCCATCAGCTACGGTCTGTACAAGGACCAGTTGCAGCAGCTTGAGCGGTACGTCAGTTCCACCGAGCAGCGCAACATGGCTGGGCGTCTCGCGCTTGAGTTCAACGGCGCGGCCATGTTCATCGAGCCCAACCTCGGTTTCACCGGTGGTGCTGGCGCGAACAAGATGAGCATGTACTACCTCAACTCCCAGCTGTTCAACGTGTACTTCGACCGCGACGCCAAGTTCGAGTTGTCGGACATGGAGAACATCTCGGGCTACGCTGCCATGTCTTCCGACATCGCTGTGCGGATGCAGATCTGCACCAGCAACCTGTCGGGCCACGGCGTCCTCATCAACGCGGAGACCTGAACCATGGCAACCAACGATCTTCTCCAGAAGCTCGACGGCGGCGCCGACTTCGGTGTCACCACATCCAACCGTCGTCAGACCGAGGTGTTCATCGCCAAGGAAACTGTCGCGGTCGGTGACTGGGCAGCTTTCGATCTTGCAGCCGCACAGGATGGCGACGTCACCCTGGGCATCTTCAAGGCAGACAGCAACTCTGTGCCGATTCGCCCCGCCTTCGGCGTTGTTGTCGGAACCCTTGACACCACCCTCGCGGGAGCTGCTGACCTCACGGCCGGCGCTCGCATCGAGGTGTGCATCAAGGGTGTGTGCGACGCAAAGGTTGGCGACAAGGGCGGCGCAGGCAATGCCATCGGCACCCAGTTGCAGATCACCTCCACCGTTGGTGTGGTGGATGCGGTCCTCGTGGGTGGCGCCAGTGTGCAGTTCCCTGCGTGCGGCACCTTGGCTGAAACCATCGCAGGCGGTGCGGGCATCACGCTCAAGCGCGTCGTGGTCCACAAGTCCTTCTGAGTCACTCCCCCCACAGTGGCTCGCCCCGCTTCGGCCCCGCCGGGGCGGGGTTTCTTGTAGGAGAGCACAATGTCCGGTACAGACCTCCGCGCCCTTCGCGAGTACGTCGCCAACGTGCTCGACTACGACCCCAACAACGACACCTACAAGCGGCAGATCGATCGCCTGCTCAACGAGGCAGACCGGTCCATCTTTCTCGCCAAGCCGTTCACCTTCATCAACAAGGCGGTCGAGGTCACAGCGTACACAGACCGGGCCGCAACGCTTGCGTTCACCAACGGCAACCAGGTCGTCACGGCCGGCGCAGCCTTCTTCGAGTCGTGGATGGTGAACCAGGAGGTTGAGGCTGACGGAAAGACGTACCGCATCAACGCGGTGGACTCCACGACCCAGGCGCGCATCGAGAGGGGCTTTGAGTCCGCCACCGGCAGCTACGCATCGACGGTGATGAACCGATACCTCGACCTCCCGAGCGACTGCACTTCGGTGCTGAACGTGGCGCGACGGTCGAACACTCGCACACCCAACGATCCAGGGATGCTTACCTCGCTCACCCGATACGAGGACGAGTGGAACAACCTGCCTTTGGGCGAGGTCAACCTGCCGATCTACTGGATGAACTACGACCCAGCGTTCATCGGCGGCCCTCGCCGCAACTTCAGTGTCAGTACAGCAGGCGCAGGCGGGGCTGGGGTGCGTACCCTGGAGTTCACATCGACTTACATTCAGGGCGGCCGGGAAAGCTCGCACGGCGAGGTTGTCACCCAGACCTTCCAAGACAACCAAGATCCAGTCATCACGCCATTCGTCGGCGTTGCCAACGACGGTCTGCGCAAGCGGTACTACTTCCGGGCGCCAGCTCACGGCTACCATGCGTGGCGCTTGCTGGACGACCCGACTAATCCGGGCCAGTCGATGGACCTGGCTGCTACAGACATTGCTGCGCGCACGTTCACGGGTCTCGACCTCAGTGACTTCACTGGAGGTGAGAGCCTCTACAACAAGGTGCGCCTGGGGTACACCGACGGGTTTGTTCAGCGCGTCCGGCTGTACCCTCGGCAGGACAAGGACTATGTCTTCACTGTCCGGTACATGCAGCGACACAAGCCGATGCAGGAGGACGGGGACGTGTCGGCCATTCCGCCCGACCACCGGATGCTCATCGCTTATCGGGCACTGTCGGACATCTTCGTCAAGCACGACAACCTGACGCAGTCGGAGCTGTACCGTCGCCGCTTCGACGAAATGATGTTGCGGCTCGAGCGCCGGTACTTGATCTCGCCGGCCAGGCGCATCGTCAAGGGCAACTGGCTGAACAACATGGAGTCCAACAGCTTCAGTCGGTACTCGACGCTGGTGCATACATGAAGGGCTCGACCGTACAGGTACGCATCCTGGGCGGGATGCAGCAGACGCTCCCGCAGGAGATTGAGCACGCGACGCTCATTGAGAACATGACGCTCGACGAGGACACTCAAGCGTTCAGCAGTCGCGTCGGCTACGAGCGGTACAGGCCCGACCCGGCGGACCAGTTCAACCCGTTCGGTGCGCTCGGCCGCATCGACAGCGTGTACGTGCTGCAGCAGCTCCCGGGCGGTGCGCGCCAAAGCGTGTTGATCGAAGCCGGCAACACCCTGTACTTGTATTTGGAGACGGGTCAGCAGAACGTGCTGGTGGGCCTCGCCTCTCGCACCGCTCCGACCGCGACGGACACCCCCTCGGTGTTTACGCAGTGGCAGGACCGGGTAATCGTCACCAACGGTCTGGATGCTCCGATCATCATCCGGCCCTGGCCGCTTGCTGCGTCGACCGACATCACGTCTGCCATGAAGGATGCGATCGTGCGGCCGTTGGGCTTCTACGGTCCACCAGCTGCGCCCGAGATGCTGCAGATTGCAACGATTGCTGCTGTAACCGGTGGCTCGATCAACAGTTCGGCAGGCTTCACTGGGAATAGTACGACCAACTGGTATCCGGTGCGCCCTCAAGCGATCGCGTACCCGGGCCGCTTCGGTCTCGGTCAGTCCTCAGCCGAAAGCGACAACCGTATTCGGTTCAGGGTGTCGTACCTCAGCGACACCGGCAGCGAGAGCCCGCTGTCGACCGACTCGTTGGCGACGTGGAGGATTGAAACCAACAACTCAGGCTTCCGATACGCGCCCTCGATGCGGTTGCCCCTTGGCCCCCGCGGCACGGTGGCTCGCCGGGTGTACCGCACGCTCAACGACGAGCAGTCGTACCTGTTTGTGGACGACGTTCGGAACAACGCGGAGCAGCTGTACCACACCTCGGTCTCTGGGACGGGCGCGACTGCACCTGACGACCTCGCGAGTGTGCCGTTTCCTGCGCCCAACGCTCGCGTGTGTGCGGTGTTCAAAGACTGCGTGTTCCTTGACGGGGGCCGGGATCAAAGCACGACGATCTTCTTCAGCAACCCGGGACGCCCCGACCAGTACGGCGGCCTCGACTACATCACGCTCGACGGGCGCGGTGGAGAAGTCACCGGGCTGTACGCCTACAACAACAACCTCATCGTGCTCCGCTCGGCTGGCATTGACGTGCTCACGGGGGCGTATCCGTCCTTCACTGTGCAGACCGTGACCAGCCAGGTTGCGTGCCGGGCGCCAAACAGCATTGACTCGGTGCCAGGCATCGGCGTGGTGTTTCTGGCCGAGGACGGCGTGTACGTGTTGCGGGGTGGCCTCGACGGTGGTGCTCAGTTTGAGGTCGTGTCGCTCGGTGTTGGCATCCGCAAGGAGCTGCAGCGCATGACTCTGGAGTGCGCGTCACGAGCGGTTGGCAGGTACGCGCCCCTTGAGCGCGCCTACCATCTGTACCTTCCGGTGGACGGCAACGATCGGCCGAACCTCGGCTGCGTGTTTCACCTCGATAAGCAAGCGTGGTCACTGCGTACCGGCTTTCCGGTGGGAGCGATCGATCGGCTGCACGACGGCACCTTGGTCTTCGGCCACAACACCGGAGCTGAGGCGGCTGGGAGCAACCCGCCTGCTGGGTTGTTCGTACTGAGCGCCATCCGGTCTATGGGCGGTGCGATTGTCGGCGACAACTACGAGCCTGGTGCAGCCCCGGTGTCGGTGTACGAGTCCTGTTGGCACGACATGGGCGACGCGCAGGTCAAGAAACAAGTCCAGTACGTCACCTTGTGGTGCCAGACCCGGGGCGACGTGACGATCGACTTCCGATACTACAAGGACTTCGAGAACGCCGAGGTGGCGTCCGACAACCGCTTCATCTACCAGCCCCCCGACCGAGCGAACCAGCCCGTGCTGGGCTCCGCAGTCGTTGGGACAGACAAGTGGCAGGACGCTCGACTGGTCCCCATTCGCCTGCCGACAGCATTGCAGTCCTGCTCGTGGTTCAAGTTCCGCATCGACACGACTGACGACATCCTGCTGGTTGGCTACGAGGTAGAGTACGCTTCCCGCGGGTCGGTAGTCATTGAGGGGAAGCAACGATGAAGCGATGGACACAGCACGACGCTCGGACTGACCACCTTGTGGAAGCCGACCAGTTCAACCGACAGAACCGTGCGGCGAGAGGATCGATTGCGGGTCTCGACCGCAACCAGTACCCATCGGGCTGTGTCACCGACGCAATGCTCACTTCCGCTGCCCGGCATAAGGTGTGGGTGTTTGCCCCCTGGGCAGCCGATGCTTCGCACACGCACAGCCAGGGTGAGCAGACCGCGTATCGGGCGCCCACGGCGGACACGCTCCCCGAGCAGTTTCGCGCCTTGACTTATCAGCAGTACCAGCCAGGGTGGACGACCGCGTTCGAGGAGACGCTGACCCCGTTCAAGGGTGGCTCGCTCCTGACAGACTGGTGCGGGAACATCGCGCAGCAGATCTTCTGCACATGGAGCGCCAACAGCCTTGGCTCAAGCTCACCCCCGGGTCGACCAAACGACAGGAACATCGGGCTCCGAGTGCTGTACAACGGGCTGGTTGTGTGCGAGCGTGTCGGTCCAGCCAAGCCGATCGATTCGTTCCGAGTGACCTGCGAGTCCCAGGTGCCAGCCGGCCCGGTGCAGGTGGCGCTGCAGTTCCGGGCGACCTCCATCGGTCCTGACGACTTCGTCGTCGACCAAGGTGCGAACGACCACTTGATGCAGGCGCACCTGTTCAGCAACCGTGCCGTGTTTGTGGGGAGGTGGAGATGAGCCGCATCGAACGACCACGAGTAGAGCCTGGGCAGACCACCAGCGCCACCGATCTGAACAACACCTACGACGACTACAGCCAGACCGGCGCGCTCGACCAGCTCAACACGCGTGACGCCGCCTTCGACTTGGTGCATCTGACCAACGCGCCCATCCTCATCAAGAGCCAAGTGTCGCAGCTCGGCAACACGGGGATGCTGCACACCGCCCCGACGACCTCGTTCGCGCACACCACAAGCTTGGGGTCTCCGGTCAAGCACATCGTTCAGGACAGCGGTGGCACTCAGACGATCATGAACCTGTCCTCGTCCCCGTGGACGCTTGCGGTTGGAGATGTCCTGCGCGTGTTTTGGGACTTGTCGGTCTACCCGGATACGACCGGAACACCGTGGAACGGTGCCAGTGCGAAGGGTCGCTACGCTGTGCCAACCACTGGTGGAGGCGCCAACACCAACATCACGGACGGGCTCCACTGCTGGGCGGCGTACCTCGAATGGGACATCACCTCTGGTTCACTGTCGAACTTCGCGCCCGTCCCCGGGCAGGGAACCTTCGAGCAGGTGTACGACTCAGGCGCCAACAAGGGGGACCAGGTCAAGAACACCACGGCGACGACACTCATCAGCGCGTGGTCGGTGTTCGGTGTTGGCGGTGTAGTCAACAACGGCAAGGTGTCCAGCCAGGGCTCACGGCAAGAGCAGGGGTGGTTCGGAACGCACGGCATGTACGCGCATCAGGCCGCCAGCGGAACCACGGTGTACGGGCTGCGCCTCGTGTTCACCGGGATGCTGCATCCTGCGCACGCATCAGCACAGTCACCCTACGAGAACCTGCTGCTGTACGACATCAACGCCAGCGGCACACTGACGTACAAGGGTGGCCGGCTGACAGCGGTGCAGATGAGGGGTGACTGATGGCGTACACAAAGCCAAACACGTTTGTCGACGGCAACCCGCTGACTGCAGCCGACATCAAAGGCAACGACGATGCGCTGAAGGTGTACCTCCACGAGGGTGTGGTTGCTGGAGACCTGAAGAGCACGGCGTGGATTGAGACCCGGCACATTCAGCCCCCGATCATCGAGCCCATTCCCGGCATTCAGCACGGCGTGACGGGCGTACAGGGCAGCCAGTCGCGGACTGGGGCAGTTGTGCGGTGTCAGTTCGGCACATCGTTCCTGACTGCTGGACGCTCAGGCACCACCAACGACGAGTCGTTCGCCATCATTCCTCAGACCACGATGCAGTTCACCCTGCGCAAGTCTGCCCGCATTCTGTTCCACTGGTGGATGGAGTCGAACAACGGGCCAGACAACTCCACAGCGTCGCCAGGCTCCAACGCCTACATGTGGGTCACCGAGTACGACGCGGGCGGATTGCTGGCCGGCACGGGCAAAAAGTCCGTCGTGTCGACCTACGCCACAGAGTGCATACAGAACTATCGAGCATGGCAGAACAACCCCCCGGGCGGACCTGCGTACCCGTACACTTTGCTGGGGTACGGCAACATGGCCGGCACCAAGGTGTTCACGAAGACCGACACCGTGGTAGTCGGACTCGCCCACTTGTCCCTCATCGACCGCAGTGCGATCATCAACTGGGGCGTCACCATCGAAGCCTACTACCTCTGAGGTAAACCATGGCACTACCGCTTGCCCTCATCCCCCTGGCAGCAGGAGCCGCGGGCGTCGCGGGCGCCGGCCTTCGAGCTGGCGGGGCGTTTGCAGAAGCCAACCAGTTGTTCAGCGACGACATGGAGAGCAGGCTCGCTCGGCTCGAGGCACGTCGTCGAGCCGGGGGGCTGGGGCTGACCGAGGGCGAAGAGTTGCGTATGAGCAACCAGTTCGCGGCGCAGCGAGGCCAGCAGCTCGCAGGCGACCAGGCTCGGCAGCTTCAGCAGGCGCAGATGCTGGCGGGCGGTGGTGCCTTTGGGGGTCGCGAGATGTTCCTCAGCGAGATGGCGACACAACAGTCTCAGGCCCAGCAGGCAACCGAGGCGGCTCGGCAGATTGCGCAGGCAGACGAGCGGGAGCGGGAGCGGGAGCAGCAGATGCTGATGGACCTGCAGCAGCGTGAGGCTGATGCACAAGCAGCACGACGCAGTGCAGGCTTCAACCTCGCGGCAGACATTATTGGTGTAGGCGCCACGGCAGGTGTCGGTATGGCGGGCGCCAACCAGTTCGCCAAGGGCTCCGAGCAGATGCTTGCCGCTACGGCAGGGTCGCAGGCAGCCCGTGAAGCGTCCATGAAGATGGCGCAGGGGCAGATGGCGATGTCGATGGCGGGGTCGTTGACAGGGCAGGGCTCGATGCCGATGCCGATGCCTGCACCAATGCCTCCGGCCCAGCCGTCGGGCGCCCAGCTTGTCATGCCGCCAGCGCGACAATCTGTCACCTCGGTCGGTGGTCCACAGATTGTTGGGTTTGAGCAGTTGCCGGATGGACGAAGGGTTCCAGTCTACGGCCTCGACCAGGCCGGACTGTACGGTTCGCAGGGGGGCTTCTGATGGCACTCCCCAAGCCGACATACCCGAGCTACCGGCCCAAGTCTTTCCTTGAGGCTGGTGGTGGGGGCGCGCTCACCAAGGCGCTGGAGATCTACAGCAAGTACCACCCCGGTGCGATGCAACAGCGGATCTACCAGACCATCCTCGAAGACGAGACCTTCCAGGCAAAGCAGCGCAGCGAGCAGCGGGCGCTCCTTTCGAAAGAGCGTGACCAGGTACTCAGGACGCTGTCCAACTTCCGCGAGACCGGGCTGGGTCCGTCTGGCCGAGGGGGCGGTGCGTCCGGTGGTGCGCGTGCGTCGGGGCGCAGTGGTGGCGGCAACCTCGGGGTGTACCAGAAGGCGGCCGAGGCTGACACGCAGCGGTTGATCGACAGCAAGAGGTTGACGACCGACCAGATTCTGGCGACGAACCTGCGCTTTGAGCCAACCGGCCCCCACGCTCGGCTGGTCGATGCCATTTTAGCTGACGGTAATCTTCGTCCGGGGCGCACGCTGGACGCAAGGCAGCTGATAGCGACCATCAGCAGACAAGCTGACAGGTACGGCGATGCGCTTGCGACGCAGGACAAGGTGGCAGAGTCGCAAAAGGCTGCTGCTGTTGAAGAGTTGTGGTCTCGACTGACGATGACCGGCAAGTTTCCGGGCTTGGTTGAGCGCGTTGAGGTCAACGGCGTGATGGTCCCGCAAGCAACTGCTGCGGGTAATGAGGTTGCAAAGATCATCGATGAGCAGTTCAAGACGAACTTCTTGCAGTCGTCGTTGAGCAGCAACATCGATCCGACAGTTGCCCTCAATCGTATGCGGTCAGACGAGATGGCGGCGTCCTCCGACCCGGTTGGCAAGTCCAGCGCACAAGTGAAGCTGGAGCGGCTGCTGGACGACGCGATGGCAGACGGCACGGTTGACCCCACCGAGGCTGCCCGGATTGCTGAGTACCGCAAGCAGCACGGCTTGGCCGCTCCGCTCGATGCGCAGGAGCAGGAGTTCCTGAACCGGTACGTCGGGGCGCTGCGCGACGACGGTGTTGCAACGCGCGAAGAGCTGGGCACCGACTTCGACCAGGCGAAAGCAGCCTACGAGAAGGCTCGGAACCTTGAGCGCCTGCCTCGTGGCATGGCTGCGTTCTACGACGAGTCGTACCTGCGGGGACTCGGGCGGTTGTCGCAGATCGACGAGCAGATGGCGGGCCTTCAGGACTTCGGGTCTCCGATGCAGACTGCTGCGCGTCGGGCGCTTGAGCTGCCCGTCGTGTCCCCTGAGGCGATCCAAGCCGCGGGTCAGGTTCACCCCATCGCGGCCGAGGTGCTGCCCTACGCGATGCGCCGAGTCATGGAGGCGGGCGGTGCGGGCGACCAGCTGGGGGTCGACGTCGAGCCGAAGGACGCAGCAGAGTCCTGGGCTGCTCAGTACGTCCAGACGGAGGCCGGCGCTCGCGACTTCTCTGCATTGGTTGACGCCGTCAACAAACAGTTCCCCCAAGACTCCCTCGCTCGACGCAGGGCGCTCGCCTACTACGGCGCCCACCACTACCAGCAGGACATGAAGGGCAACACCTTGTCGCCCGGAGCGTTGAACGCTGATGCTGCTGCCATTCCGACGGAGGCGGCGGCGTTCATGCGAGAAGTGTCTGCTGACCCTGCTCCTGCATTGACGTCAGGCGTGTCTGACGACCCCAACCTCGACTTGATGGCGGCAACCGAGTTGACCGTCCCGGGTGATCGGCCGATCGATCGCTTGGTGGAACTGGGCGACACGAGGCTGGACGTGGCAGTACCCAGGCCCGTGCGGGTTGCGAGATGAAGACCGCAGCCGAGTACCGAGCAGCCGCGCAGCGGGCCGAACTCGCAGGCAAGTCGATTACCGCGTCTTTCCTCTACGGGGAGGCTGACCGGTTAGAGGCTGAGCAGGCGCAGGCCGCTCGCAGTCCCGCCGTGTCCTCTGGGGCTGCGCGCGGTGCTGCGCCTACTTCCGCACCTGCGGACGACAAGCCAACGGGCAGGATGCCTCAGACGTTCCGTAGACCTCCAGAGTCTACGTTCGAGCTTGAGCCTGAGCCAGTTCCAGACGACTCCTTCGACGACTTGCTCGGGGCTCCCCCGCCGCCACCAGTGTCTGCTGCAATCAGCCCGGTTGAGCCTGACCCGCTCGAGCCTGACCCGCTCGACCATGTGTTCCCCGCAAAGGAGACGCTGGAGGAACCCGGATACGCGGGAGGCTCACAGCAGGTGTTCGTACAGGAGCTGCCAGGCGAAGACTTCGGGGGGCTGCTTGGGGGCGCGCCCAGCAAGCCCATCTCGATGCTTGGCCTGGATGCTCGCACCGACATCGTGGAGCAGTACGGCAGAACGCAAGACTCGCTCGATGACCACTACAAGCGCAAATACTACGACCTTGCGATAAACAAGGGGATCGCTCCAGACGAGGCAGCCAAACAGGCCGAGGCATCCGTCGAGCGGTTTCGTCGCATCCGAGTAGACCCGGAGGGTCGGGTCACAACCTCGGGCGAAGGCGGGTTGATCGATGCGCCCCCCTTCCGCGAGTCGCGCATATTCCAGCGCCGGGTCGAAGATGAGGAAGGCAGGCCCGTCCTGACTCCTGGCGGATACCCGACCTACGAGCTGATGTACCGGGAGCCCGACGGCACGTTCCGAAAGCCGACTGACTTTGACCTGATGATCGAGTCGTTTGCCCGGCAGCGCGTCCTGTCCCCTGAAGAGGTCGAGCGACACCGGGCTGCGCGAGCCGCGACGCTGCAGCGATTGCTCTACGCCGCACGAGATGACGGCTTTCTGATTCTCAACGAGGAGGAGCGCGCTCGACTTGAGGAAACAATCCTTGAGACCGGCACCCCGCGCATGGAGGGATACCTCAGTGCGCTCGACCCTGAGTCAGGACAGGTGTTGGAGACGGCATCCGGTGCCGGTTTGCGCGGCGGCGCTGGCGTAGGTGCGGGCCTCATCAACGAGGCGTTGTTCGAGTTCACCCCGCTGTTTTGGGAGCAAGACCCAGAGACGGGCGAGCCGGTCGACCCTGACAGCTTCGCGTACAGGATGCACCAGCTGAGTCGCGACGCCCTCGGGATGGCTGGCTACGACGACACTGAAATCGAGCGCCTGACCAAGGGGCCGATGGCGCTACAGGCAGACGGGACGATGAGGGCGCCCACAGGAGCGGGTGCGATGGGGGCGTTGGCTTTTCTACCCAAGCCTTTCCAGCCGACGCAGCGGACGCTGCCTACGCCGGTCGACCCCACAGGCAAGAGGGTCGCTCCTGCGATGGGGTCTTTCATGGGGCGTTGGGCGCAAGCAACAACAACTGGTCGTAGCCTGGGCGATGAGTTCATGTCCATGCCAGCAATGCGTGGTGACGGAGTGCCGCTACTGTCTCCCGGGATGGGCGTCTTAGCTGACCAGGACATGATCATGTTTGCCGACAGTGCGAACACCATCCCGTACTGGGTAGGCATGGGCGTCGAGATGTTCTACCCCGGCACCCCGATAGCATCCGGCGCGAAGATGCTGGGCAAGGGTGCCGCGAGAGCGACGCGAGCGGGTGCTCAGACCGTCCGTAAAGCCGCCAAGGCGGGCGAGGCTGCGTACCTGGCAGATGTGCCGGCCGACCTTCGGTTCCTGTACGTAGAAGAAGGTGCAGTGCGAGCCGTGCTCAAGGGGGCCGAGAAGGCCGCTGACGTTGTCGACAAGGCTGCCTATGTCGCTGGGTCTCCAGTGCAGGCGGCGAAGCGTAGCAGGGCCATACGGGCCGTGCAGGAGATGACTGAGGGTCGCGTTGAGGGTCTGAGTGACATCGACGTTCGCAACAACCTTCAGTCGGTGCGGCGAGTGACGGGTGAGGCAACTGCTGCCGAGGTGCTGGCGCCCTACCAGGTGCAAGCGCTGCTCGATGCAACGACTGAGCCGGTGCTGGTTCGGCAGTTGGTGAACGTGGTGGGCGACTCTCCGCGGGGTCGGTTCGTGCTTCAGGAGGCGGGGCTGTTGGGGCGCCCGTTGTCGCACACCGTGCTGCCCCAGGAGGTCAACGCCCTGCAGCGCGCTGTAGCAGAGCTGAACGCTGACTCGTACCAGTCCATCGTTCGCAGGCTGGCCCAGGGTGAGGGCACGGCAGCCGAGCGGGCGCAGCTTGTCCTCGCCCAGCTGCATGGTGGCGGCATCAACACCAAGTACCTGCCCGGTGGTCGAGAGTTGCGAGCCATTGCTGATGGGAGTGGTGGAGACCTGACCAAGGTGCTGGACGACATGTACCAGCGGCAGTTGAGGACGGTGCAACAAGGTCCGGCGAAGCCTGTCGTTGGAGCCCTGCACGAGCTGGGCGCTCAGGTGGTGAGGCAGGCGCAGTCAGACGAGGTGCGCAGGCTGTCCGGTGAGATGGGCCGCATCATGTCTCGCCGGATGGGGGGCCAGGCGCTCACCCGCTCGACCATTGCGAACCGCCCCGAAGAGGTGTTTGCTGCTGCTCGGGCAGCAGGTGGCCGGGCTGTCGAGGCCAGGATTCAGGACATCGTGCCTGAAGACATGGTGTTCGTGTCTCGCACGTTGATGGTGCCTCGCAAGATGCACACCGAGGAGGTTGTGGACGAGGTTGCGCAGCGCGTCGCAAAGATGCAGCCCGAGGTTTTGGCCGGCCCACGGATTGATGGCGTGGTGCAGGACGTGTTCCAGTACCCACGGTCTGTAGCCGACGAGGTCATTGAGGGGTTCGGTGCCGACAACGTCGCGCAGTCGCGTGTGTTGAGCGACATCGTAAGCAGCATCCGGGCTGAGAAGCCGCTCATTGCCGATCAACGAATGCTGGTCGAGGACATGCTGAAGACGCGCGCCTACGAGGAGGTGCTTGGGCCGGTGGCTGTCGAGGCGGTGGGCTTCCCTGCAAGCAAGGCGCGGCAGTTCGAGATTGCAAAGCAGCCCGGTGTCACCCGCGGGTTCGAGGGTGCGCGCGAGGCTGAGGTGATGCGGGCTCCGCTGTACTCGCCCGGCGAGGGTTCGCCGCTGCTCCGCGACCTGGGCGTCGTGCTGAGTGAGGGCGGTGGTCGACAGCTTGCATCAACGGTGCGCAGGGTTGCCAAGGCTTTGGGCGCCGAGTTGACCGACACGTTGGGGGTGGCAGACGATGCGGCCCCCGGTGTTCGCGAAATGATGGAGAAGCTGAAGGGGGAGTTCGGATCGATCGGGGACAACTTCCTGAAGGAGGTTCGAGACGCCGGCCTCGACCTGGTGGCCCAGGGCAAGTCTCCCGAGGAAGCATTCAACATCGTCGTCAACCGGCGCCTCCAGCGAGAGTTCAAGGAGGTTGCAGACATCACGAAGCGCAAGGCGCAGGAGCTTCAGGACTCGTTGCGAATGACTCCCAAGCAGGCGTACTACGCCATCGCCTACCAGCGCGGGGTGGATCTGGGCGAGGCTGGTCTGGGCGGCGCCCCCATTCCAGACGACATCGCAAACATTGCCATCCAGCGCGAGTACGTCGGGGTCGTCAAGCGAGCGTGGGACTCGGTGCTGCGCAACTTCTTTGGGGAGGAGGTGTTTGCGAAGTACATCGACGACGCGTCGACAGACATTGTGGACATCGCCATCCGTCAGCCCGGTATCCAGCGCCTCGATGTGCCGATTGAGGCTGTCAGCGACATGCGCCCCATCACTCTCAAAGGGCTTCGCGATGTCGTGGCTGACATGCGAGAGGACGTCAAAGAGCTGAAGGGGTTGGGTGCCTCGTTCGACGTGCAGCCCATCAAGTCGCGCGACGCTCTGCTGCCGACGCTGTCGGCGTGGGCGATCGGGTCAGACGTTGCGCAGGCAACTCGTCGGGCTGCTCGCGAGCTGAAGGAACTGCACCCACAGGTGTTCGTTGACCTTGTGCCCACGCTCTACAGCCAGACCCCGAAGCGGTTGTTCCGCGAGGCGTCGCTTCCCCTGTCGTCCCGGCGCAATGTCGTGCGGTCATTGACGAAGTTGGGCGTTGGTCGCAAGGCGGACGCGGGGCGTAAGTTCGAGGCGATGGCTGAACTGGAGGGGTCGCCGCGGTTCAAGGAGCTTGTGAGCCGGGCGGTGAACGAGGACGGCAGGTTCTACGTCGACCGCAAGATGACGTATGCGATGCGCGACCAAGGACAGTTCGTCAAGGAGCTGGACTCGCTGTCCGAGATGATTGCGATGCGGCTGCTTCCGGCTGACCGGCTTGACCTTGCCGAGCAGGTGCTGTCGAACATGTTGCGCACGGGTCGGGCGCTGCCTGACACGACGGCGATGCTGCGCAGCATGGAGAAGGTCACGAACCTGGACCTGACGGCGCTGCAGAAAGAGGCGATGTACCGCGGCTTGACTGCCATCATCCGGGGCATGGACGAGAAGGTTGCGGTTGTGCGCGAGGTCATGATGCCGATCGAGCGCGCCGAGGGCATACGTCCTCGCGTGCCTGGTCGTCAGCCGTTGCTCGAGCGGAGGATCATCGAGCGAGCGTTCGACACCGAGGGCGACCGGCTGCTGTATGAGAGCATCCAAGCTGCACGCAAGGCGGGGTACAGCAACTCGTTCATCCTCCAGAACATGCGACAGACGATCGTTGAGACCGCGTTCAAGACCTACATCTCGCCGATCGTTGACGAGATGAACGCCAACATGCGCGCCACCGGCTTCAGGCCGTCCACGGGCAAGGGCTCTCTGACCAACCTCGTCCGGGCTGCACAGTCGCTGGACCCCTACGACGACTCTGTGATGCTGCTCGGCCCAGAGATGTCGGAGGCATTGGCGGCGCTTCAGAAGTCGTCTCGCACCGGGGAGCTGTTGGAAAACCTTGAGACCCTGCGCCGTCGTGACCAGTTCGTGCGAGGGACGAGAGGAGAGAAGACGAAGTTCGGCGAGTACGCGTTCGGGCTGCTCAAGGATGCGTTGAGCCTGAGTCGGCGCACGGCAGCTGGTGGGCTGCTTGCTGCGGGAGCGATCCCCATCCCCATCAGCCGGTACATCGGCACGAACATCGTATCAGGGCCTTCGATTGCTCAGACCACAGTGGGCGCTCAGACAGGGCTGCGTGCGTACTCCTCGACCATCGGCCCGGCGTCTCAGATGCGGGACGTTGCGCGCCAGGTGTCCATGTTGCGGGGCCGTCCGCTGGTGGATGCCGTCAGCCCTCGGCCGCTGACCTCTCCGATGGGGCCCACGGACACGGGGCAGGAGCTGACCTACGGGCAGATGCGCAGGATGATCGATCGCAACAACCTGGGCTCGTCGCGGGGTCAGGTCGAGTTCACCGAGTCGTTCAACCGCGAGCTGACGCGGGCTGCAAAGCTGATGGCAGATGGGGCTCCGACTCCTGAACTGCGCCAGTTCGCGCGCCAGTTCGACCCCCGGCGCACGCAGCTGCTGCAGTACATCGCGAACGCGACAGACATCGCACTGCGCGAGAACGTGTTTGCCACAGGCATCATGCGCGGGCTGACCGAGGGCCAAGCTGCCGACCTCGCCCGCAACGTCGTGCTCGACTACGGCGCAACTCCGAAGTGGATCGGCAACACGGCGAACAAGTACCTGTTGTTCCTGAGCTTCCGCACGGCGAACTACATTGCCACGCTCAACGCCCTTGCGCGCGACCCGGGCATGTTCCGCAAGCTGGTTCGGATGCAGCAGATCAACCAGCAGCGCACCAACGCGTGGGCATACGGTGCCGACTACATGAAGGCTCGGACGCAGTTGAGCAAGGAGTTCATTTTCGACACCGATGCGGGCGCTGCGTCGTTCGGCCCCGGCATTCCTGCGATTGATGCGGTGATCGATGGCATGAGCATGGCCAGCTACGTCGCCAACCTGTTTGCTGAAAACAACCAGGCGCTGGTGCGTCTGGCTGATGCTGCCAAGAACGAGAACCTCATTCCTATCCTGACGTTGGCGCTAAAGTACGGTGGCTTGGGCAGCAAGCCGATGGGGCGCGGCCGGCGCGTGCCGTCTGATGCTGTCGAGTTTGCGATTCAGGCCAGTCCAGATTGGCTTTGGCCTTACATGAAGGACCAGTTCAACATCGAGGCGGTGCCGCCTGACGAGCGGCTGCGCGGTCGCCCTTCTGCTATCGATCCTGAGAACCCTGAGGCGGGTCCGCAGGAGTACAGGTTCGCCTCGCCCGAGGACCACCAGAACTTCGAGGTCATGATGTACGTCTTGCTTCAGGCGGGTGTGCAACGGCAGATCATCGACAGCACCAACATGGCAATACGCGTCAGCCCCAGCGAGTACTTGCAGATCAAGCGACAGGGGCTGTCGTCGCCCATCATGTTCGGCCTTGGGCTGTCTACCGACCTGTCGCTGCGTAGTCCTGAAGACCTGTCCATCCGCGCGTTGCGCACGACGGAGAAGGCGGCCCGTGAATCTGGTCCGCGAAAGCAGAGTAGGTGATAGACTCACCTTGTGAGTAGTGGCCGTCCATGCCGAGGAGGCACTTATGCCAGCCAAGATCGTCTCGTTCTTTCACCACAGCGTGGTGAGCGGTGCCATTGCCCTGGGCACTGCCTTCGACGTCAACAAGAAGCACACGCACGACCTCCGGGCTGGAGCTACGCCAGGTGTTGCCGGTCAACGGTTCCGTGAGCGGGTCGAGGGCATTCACATTCGGTTGAGCGCAGTGGGCTCGGCAACAAAAGTAACGGTCAAGGTCACGCTCGATGCGCTTGGGGACGACATCGTTCTTCCAGATACCGAGGCCACGATTGCTACGGGCGTGTCGACTGCCACCAAGGGCGCGGTTGCCTACTCGGTGAAGCTGCCGCTGTACCAGTCCTCGGCGGGCGAGGTGGGCAAGCTGTACGTGTTCGTCAAGGCGGACTCCGCAACAGGGTCGCCAGCCGTCGACCAGACCACCGTGACGTGGACTGAAACATGAGCATCGTCCCAGCATTCAGCCCCACGACCGGAGCGAGCGGCGGTCCTGCGGCCGGCGGGGGTGGCGGTGGCGGTGGCGGTGGGACGCCCACTTGGACCGACCTGCTCGACCTGGACTTTACGACCGTGTCGACTGTCGGCGCGCTGAGCGTGGGCAGCCACACAATCGCGGTGTCGGGCAAGTCGGTCGGGATGGACTGGTCGGTCTACTCAGGTGGAAACGGTACGGTCACCCCAACATCCAGCACCGGGATGGTGTTCGATGGTGGGAGCGACACAAGCGCCGGGAACACGTTGAGCCTTAACGTAGCCCCGCTGCTGGAAAGCTACACCGTCGAGGATGTGCGCAAGCACCAGTACGCGGTCCATCTCGTCCTCAATGGCCTGACGTATCCGAGCGCAGGCAACAGCCTCTTCTTTGCCGGGCTCAATCAGGGGACGAACATCACCCACAACAGTGGTATTGCCCGCATGTTTTTTGCGGAAGATGCTGGTGACGGGGCTAATGAGGAAGTCCGAGTCCGTCGCAACACGAGCAGTAGCGCCATTCAGGCGACGACAGCGATCAAGACCTCGCGCGTCATCACGCTCATCCTCACGGGCGGCGAGGTTGTCGAAGCCATGGACACGGCGGGCACCACCCCACCAACCCCGGCTCCCGGCGCGAGCGGCACCTTGATGGTTGGGTCGGACAGCGTTGGGCTGGCCCAAGCGGCCCCCGACTACCAAGGCAACGGGCTGCGTGCGTTTGTCTGTTCGGGCGACACCGCCGATTTCACCCTCACTCGCCTGCTTGTCCAGAGGTTGCAATGAGCGACACTACCCTGCGGGTCGTCGAGGTCGCCTACGACCCAGACGGCAACCCGGTCGTCCACATCGACGGATGGTCACCGCTGCGCACCCCACTGATGCAGTCCGCCATCGCTGACGGGCTGGCTACCTACATGGTGACCTCCAACGAGGACGACCAGACCGTCGCGGCTGTGCGGGTGGACATCCAGGCGCGGATAGCCGGCGGAAGCAGTTCACCAGTGCTCAAGTCACACCTCGACCAGCTTGGGCTGACGGCTGCAGCCCTTGCGTGGGCGGTGAGTGATGGATGAATCGACCCTGCTCACCCTGGCTACTGGCCCCACGTCCTCTCTAATCCTGCTGCTCGGCATGGGGCTGGCGGGCTGGCGATTCGCGACAGGAACCATAGTCCCGGCAGCATCACGGTGGGTTGACCTGCACCTGCAACAGGTCGACCGCCTCATCGACGAGCATGCAGCCGACCGCAATGCGTGGCTGGCTGAGATGCAGGAGTGTCGCGAGACCTCGGCCCGCATCGAGCGCAAGGTCGGTGGACTGTACGGCAAGCTCGACTCGATGGCCAACAAGTGAAGCCG